GTCTTGGCAATCGCACGCTCAAACAATGCGCGGTGGCCAGGATGCCAAGGTTGCCAGCGGCCAAGCATTTGCACGGTCTCTTTACGCCAATCAAACCGTGGGCGACGGCGGTCATTTAGGATGTGGTCGGCTATAAAGTCAGACCATTTATCAGCGTCTTTTTCAGTGACACGAAAGTCGTAAACATCAGGTGGCACAAAAGCTTTGTTGGTGTCTTCGTAGCGACCCGCATCGATGGTATCCATCCAGATAACCCAGTCGGCTTTGAAGTTGTGCCGCATCTCAGGCAGCGGTGCCACAAAGTCACAAATGACATAGTCAGCATTCGACGAGAGTGCAAATTCAGCCATCCGTATTGACTGACGAATCCGGCCCTCACGGCTGAAGTCCCAGTCGTTATATTTCTTGCGAACTTCATCAGCGTTAAACCACTTGACCGTGGGGTGCCAATAAGTAGGCACCACTTCACACTGTGCAAGCTTTTCCACAGGGATGTCTGTACTGGCTTCCAAACGCTTTTTCAGTGCTTCAGCCATAAAGGTTTTGCCTGCTCCGGGCAGGCCCATGATGAGGATTTTTTTCATGCGGCTAGTTGGTCGTTGCGATCTGTTTTTCGGCCATGCTTGGGGCGACCAAGGATGGTGGTTTCAGTCTTATCGGGTACATCCGTTGCATACACGCCCATTTGATGCACAGGAAAGATATCTGTGCGAAGCATAATATCTAACGGCACTGAAATGCCATATTTAATGGCATGTGCCAGCATGTTTTTGGCTACTGCTGGATCAATTGCATACGCATGAGCACGGCAAATGAAGTGATAGTTTGGGCCTTCACTTGCATGTGGTGGCGTTGGCATCACAGCCCAGCCCTGCTGCGTTTGCTCGTGACAACCTAGATAGCAAATCGAGTTGTAGACCGAGTGCTGCAAGTAAGGCTGAAGCATGACCGCATCATGCTCAAGGACCACAATCGGCTTATCTTGCTCCACGCACTTAGCCCACAAGCTTATGTGCGATAGCGCACAGGCTACTTCACCGCGAGTCAGATAGTGATCCGTAACCTTGATCATGTTCATCACTTGACTGTGATGTGCCGGTGGCTTGATGGGATTTTCTAAGCCGTTATACGCGTCCCAAAACGCAAAAGGCATCCCAATGGATGCACATGATTTAGCAGCTTCATCAGCCTTGCGCTCCGAGGTTTCATGACCCTGGATACGGATAATATAAGCCCGATCCACGGCCATGTCGTAGCTGAAAAACAGCGACTTCATGTGGGCTTAACAGGCCAGTCTAAACCATTAAAATCCACAATCGTTGGCAAGTCACGCAAGGCTTGGCGATAGGCCGTCCATTCTGCTGGTACGGCTTGTCCTGCTTCCAAAAACTTAATGATGACCCAATCCGTTTCGGCCAAACGGAAGTTGCGCTCAATGCGCCACAAACGCCATTTCTCGGCAAGCTCCGCATCAAGTTCTTCTTGCGTTTTTGGTCGAGCCGTCAATGTCCAAACAACATGATCTTCTTTGATCTCGTATGATTCGGACTCCCAAACTTCAAAACGCGTATCCATCGACTCGGGCTTAACTGACACAACAGGATACCAGCCCGATTTAATTAGTGCATTTTTGTCAGCGGCCCAATTTTCCATGCTTACAGGTAAACGCCCCGCTCCCTGTATTACCTTACCATTCTCAACCTTAACCCACAGATCTAATCCTGCCATGATGCACCTCGTTCAAATAGTCGCCAAGTGCAACGCGCACCTGATCAAAAACTTCCGTCCAGCTTTCATATTTGGTCTGTCTGAACAATCGAACCGAATCGTACCAAGGTACACGATCTCCTGGTAGCGCCCAGAGGTAATAAGGTAGGATAGGAACCACAATCCAAGTAGGTACGCCCATCGCAGCCGATAAGTGTGCAACCGATGTGCAAGATGATATAACTAAATCACAGCTTGCGGCCACCTCTTGCGTGTCAAGCCATGAGTCAAGCTTTGATTCTGCAATCCACTCAGGGCGGTGCTGAGAGCCTTCATCACGCTGCAACGAAACAAACTCAACGTCATAGCCCTTGACTGCATTAAAGAGCAACTCAGGCGGGAAATACTTGCGGTGATCATGCTCAAAGTTAGGATTGCCTTGCCAACGTAAACCCACGCGGAATTTGGTTCGTGGCGCTTGAGGCCGTGGGATATAAGCACGCCCCCAGACATCCTTGTACTCGATGCCCAACGGTATAGGTGCCGACATTCCTGGCACCCAGGCATGATGGTAAACACCCGGCGCGGCTTCATGTACAGCCACTGCACGCACATTCGGTATGGTGGCAAAGAGCGTTACAAGCTCAGGCGAGCAAGCCACAATCACTTGGCATTTACGCGCTGTAATGTCTTGCACAAAACGCATTTGATGGATCTGATCGCCTAAGCCACCTTCTAAGTAAAGCAGCACAATTTGATCCGATTGACCTTCCCAGATCGGCGTAGGCACTTGGGGCTTGGCATTACCAAAAACTTGCTCAATACGACCCCTTGCAAGCAATTGCATGCCCTCTTGGAGCCTGCCCTGCATCAGCACATACAAGCCTCGGTTATAGGCTGCACGATGGTTTTGTGGCTCAGTGCGCTCAAGCTGTTGAGCAATCTCCCAAGCCTTTTGAAAGTCGCCTCTGCGTCCTGCTTCGAGTTGCAGATCCAACGGCTGCTTGGGCATGGACTCTTGAGTCTCACCTAGCCAAAAGCGCGGCTGGTTGAACTCGTTATAACGATGACCCAAGACTTCTTGTGCGGTTTGTTTGTGCTGACGCTCAAGCTTAGGTTTAATGTCATGCAAGCCTGGAATGCCCCACACCTCATCGTCTTTCTCAGCAACAATCGAGCCTTCAATCTTCTCTAGGTTGTAGGCAAAAGGATCAAGTTCTAAGAAGTCATGGATGCGTTTGAGTTGCACCTCTGGATCAGCAAGCAGGTCTTCGTATTCAATCATGCAAAAGGACAGTGGATCTTCCAACATGCCTGCATGCAACGTCACATAGCCGGTTTTGACGACGTTGATCAGGTGCGTTTCTGACAAGAACTTTTGCGTGTCTTCAGGCTTTACGACTCGCACAAAGGAGGCAATGCAGTCAGGTACATTTCTAACAGTGGCGATGATCTTAGGACGCTGCCCAAGCACCTTGGCCATCGTTTTCATGATGGGCGGTGCAGGCCAGCCACGGTTCTTATCGATGATGATGGGCTTTTGAATGGTCTCATTTTTGGCTTGCATCAAGCCACGAAGCATGCGAACCATGTCATCGTCATTGCGGCCTTGAACGTGAATTGATTCATCACGCTCCCACTTCTCAGCCACGGCACCCATGATGCTAATTAGCCCTGATGTCGGTGTCACATGCACCAAGGGGTTTTGATTCAGGATCGCGGCAAGGACCGTTGATCCTGAGCGTGGCAAGCCAGATAGGAAATGCATCATGCAGGACTTATCGTAGTAGCAATCGCAGCGAATCCACAGTTAGTTGAGATTTGAAGAGGGGTAGCACTGCCCGTCACCGGACCCCAGGTTGTCAATGCTCCAACTTGTGATGGCGAAGACCTTGATGCATAGTCATTCAGTCCTAAGTTTCCACTTCCATTTGTACCCCATGTCCATAAAGTTCCATTGGTTCGTAATGCAGCGCTTGCCGAGCTTCCTGCCGAACTAATCCACCAATCAGTTAATGCACCTATTTGTTTTGGGGAAGTCAAAGGGGAGACAGAAGAATAGGTGTTATTTAACCCCAACTGCCCGTCTACATTCCGTCCCCAGCACCATAAGGTGCCATCAGTTTTAACGGCCAAACAATGATAACTACCAGGGCTTACTGTTCGCCAATCAGTTAAAGCGCCAATCTGTACTGGTGAAGAAGTATTATTACCAGGGTTGCTCGCAACCATGCCGTAATTGTTACTAGTATTTCTCCCCCACGCCCAAAGCGTTCCGTCCGTTTTTATAGCGAAAACATTGGCACAGCCAACTAGGGAATTATTCCTTGAGGTTCTAACAGAACTCCAAGTTGTTAATGCCCCTATTTGAACTGGTGATGAAACATTACCTGTATTGTTTGTGCCAAGAGCGCCATAAGCATTAGATCCCCATCCCCATAACGTGCCGTTTGTTTTAATAGCAAAAGTATTGCCAAGACTTGTTGTCACTTTACTCCAATCTGTACCTGACCCTATTTGTACTGGAGAAGATCTATTTTGCGCCTGACCGTCACCAAGGCGTCCATGAGAACCACCTCCCCATGTCCATAAGGTGCCGTCCGTTTTAATTGCTGCGCTGCTGCCGTAGCCAACTGATATTTGTGACCAATTTGTTAATGAACCCACTTGAGTGGGGGAAGATACGGCTGTAGACGTTTGATTAAGTCCAAGCGCTCCTGAGAGAGTGTTTCCCCAAGCAAAAAGTTGCCCAGCGGTATTTATAGCAAGCGTAGGAACTGAGAAATTGCCTATGTCATACCAATTTGCCAATGACCCAATCTGTACGGGTGAATTTGTGTTTGTTGTGTTATTTAAGCCTAGCTGACCTACACCATTTGCACCAAATGCGTATAACCTTACTTCTGTCCCTCCGGGAATTGTTGCCTCTACCCATCCACGCCATTTAGTACCACCGTCTGTGGTGAGCAGCGCAATGACCGTCACGCCGTTTGCGCCGGTAGCTAATGTTGGTGCTGTTTGTGCCGTAGCAGTCGTTGTGGCTGCATACTGCCCACTCCAATACACTGAGTTTGGCCAAACAATCGTATAAGCCGTGCCGTCCGAGGCATTCTTTACTACGATCTGAATTAGGATCGGCGTGCCGCTTGCAGGCACGTTAGTAAAGGACAGCGTCGTAATATTCGCTGCCATTGTCAGATCGATGACGTTGCCGCTGTTTAAGTTAATCGTTGTGGTGGCCGATGACGTTACCGCTTGGCGAGTGTTATTGGTGAGAGCGCCTGCAGTAACTGACCCGAAACTTAAAACACCGCCGCCATTTGTTGTCAAAAACTGGCCGCTCGTACCGTCCGCTGTTGGATATTTAAGCTCTGCAGGATTATTAAAGAAGCGCTTAACTGTACCCGACGCGTTCTCGAAGTACATACTCATATCGTTGTCAGCAATATTCAGCGCCACTTCGCCAGGCGACAGGTTCGCGTTACTTGGCAAAGCTCCTGATGTTGTGCTGCGATAAAGCTGAATGGGTGTGTAATTCGTTGCTGGCATGTCTATCTCCGCGAAACGGTGAGTTGCATCATTTTAAGCCGCCTTGTCTAAGTGCAAAAGCCCTTTTAGGGCTTCTAAAACGACTTCTGGCGCGACAAATTTGTTGGGGTCATGCTCATAGCACTCCCACCACAAAAACTGATTCTGAGCGAGATTGGCTCGGTCCTTGAGCAGGTTGATGTTCTCTGGGTGACCAAAGATCTGCGGGTCCGATACCGACCAAAGCACAATGCCTGGTTTGCCCTCATCCCACCCCAAGTGCTGCATGAAGCTATCGCACGCAATCCATGTCGTGCATTGCCTCACTAACTGGCGCAGCGCTTGAATGGGCAGGTTCTTGCGAAAGTCTGGCACGATTTGCTGCTCACCCTCAACGCCCACCTGAATAACCGGATTAGGCAAGTGCGGGATCAGCGCCTCCCAAAACGGATAGTCCTTGGGATTGCGCTTGCCGTTATTAAGCTTCTTAGCAAAGGGCGCTATCAAAATCATAGGTACATCTTCCTGTAAGCACCTTCCAAGCTTGTCTTCCACTTCCAGCGGTCCATCTTGGCATAGATGTTATACATCTCGATGTCGCCAAATAAGTCTCTGGCCTCAGCAATCGACCTGCAGGGAAGGATCTCAGGATAGCAGCCT